CAGCGGACCTTGCACCAGATGGATGACGACGGCGCAGTCATTTTAAGGCAGGGCTGGTATCGTCTCAGCGAGGCGGCAAAAAAACGGCGGGGAGACAGCAATGCCTCAACCCGCCAGTAAGCCGCGTGGGAGGTGCAGGAGGACACCACGGCTACGCCCATGACCAGCGCACGGGTATCATAGCAGGTGCTGCGGAAAGAAAAAACCCCGACCAATCTATGGCCGAGGCTTGATCTTTGAGGCTGGCGGGCCTACAGTGCGAGTAGCAACAAACGCAGGTTATTGATAGCACGGGCTGGCCCCCTTGCGCAATACCTGCCCCAACATAAGGGAAACCCCTTGAGCATTAAAATTATGTCAAAGGTCTGGGAAGCCGGACCTGAAAAGCAGGCCGAAAGGTTTGTGCTTCTGGCTATTGCAGACTACGCCAATAACGAAGGTGAATGCTGGCCCAGCATCGCTGGGATTTGCCGCAAGACGTGCATGTCGGAGCGTGGCGTTCAGACCATTATCAGGCGTCTCGAGGACCAAGGTTGGCTTCACATAGAGACCGGAAATGGGCGCAGGAATTGCAACCTCTACACCGTAAAAACCCCGCAGGATATGCACCCCGCAGGAGATGCACCCCCGCAGATGGATGCAGAAACCCCGCATATGGATACGCAAACCCCGCATATGGATGTCATAAACCCCGCAGGAGATGCACCCGAACCATCATTAACCATAAAGAACCATAAAAGAACCATCATTGCAGATGACGAGTTTGAAGCCTTTTGGTCAGTTGTTCCACGAAAGGCTGGCAAGGGGCAGGCCGTCAAGGCATGGAAAGCCGCAACCAAAAAGGTCACCCCGCAAACCATTATCGACGCAATGGGCGCATATGCCAGACAGCGACAGGGCCAAGATCAGCAATACACGGCGCACCCTGCCTCATGGCTGAACGGCGAGCGATGGCTAGATGAGGCCGCAGCTTCCCCAACGGACTTTTACGACAACATCCAGAAACACCTATCGGAGAAAATGAATGAGTTACCAGACACGCCTAGCATCGGCCACAATGCTTATCACCGACTTTCTGCGCCAGTATCAGCGCCCGACACATCTGGACGACGAGGGATGCATGAGGGAAATAGCGGCGATAGCAGAGGAGGTGAACGGTCTCATCTCAGCATCATCAAGCCCCGAAAATTTCCGTGACCGGATCGAAACGGCTTTCCGGCACATTCGCAAAACTTACACGCAGCGCGCATGGCCGATGCCAGCACATTTTATTAAGGCGCTTGACGCAACCGCTAAACGCGAAGCGGTTGAAATCACAGGCAAGCCCTTTGCCAGCGAAGACGCGATCCAGATTGTTGCCCGCCGCATTGCTGCCGGTGACTCTGTTGGCGACGGCTGGCTTTATGGCCGAGGTGCGGTCCAGCTTTTGCGTGACGGATTGGTGACGACTGACCAGATTCGCAAGTATCGTTCTGCGCTATACTTCGCAGCCAAAGAAGTCGGGGGGCAAGAGTATGCCCAGCGCATAGAGGATGCATTGAAGGAAAAGCATAATTCGGCCGCAACGCTTGAGAACGCATAAACCTCTTGACGCAGTTTATGATACATGCAACCTTAGGAAGGCATAAAGGAGATATGATATGCTAAACATGACCATTGCAGGCAACGTCGGAAAAGACGCTGTTCTGCGCAAAACACAAAACGGCGACTCGGTTCTCGGCTTTTCGATTGCCGTAGATCAGGGCAAGGACAAGGGCGGCAACAAGCGCGACAGCGTTTGGGTCAGCTGTTCGATCTTTGGTCAGCGGGCCGACAGCCTGCAAAGCTACATTACCAAAGGCTCTAAGCTGGCGTTGTCTGGCAAGCCTAGCGTCAACGTCTACGAGGGCAAAGGTTCGCTGCAACTGCTGGTCAATGAATTGACGTTCATGGGTGGCGGCGGCGAACGGTCCGAGCAGGGCGGCTATGACCAGCCACCGCAATCCAATGTGCCTGACGACGAAATTCCATTTTAGGATGGCACAGATTGACATCACAGCAGACGGCAAAAAAACGTTCCAGATGGTTCTTGCCAATGCCGAATCTGGCGACGAAATCCTGTATCACGTCGGCAATCACGCAGCGGGGGCGCATAAGTATGACGCCTACGTTGCACACCAGCGCGGGGAATGTCTGCTTTATCAGCGCCGCCTTGGTGAAAGCCGGTTTGCCTACATCGCCCGCAAGACCCAACCATGAGGCCTTGGGCTACGGGTGACGCAATCGGATCTGGCGCGGTTTACCTGCCGGACGCCAAGACACGGGCCGCATATGGCCAAGCCTGCCGCGCAGCAATCATCGACAGCGCCGCGCGACACGCAATTAACCTAACCACCCTGCAAGCGCGCAGGGACTACATCAACGGGCACCCAGCGAAAGAACAACTAAAAGCGCGGGTGTCGGAACTATGGGAGAGCCGCAATGAATGACCCGCAAGAGCGTGTTGGCCGAGGGCAATGGTTCAGCCACGACGGGCCGATTTGGATTGACACGCTGGGCGATGAATACCTGCTGAACTGTTACAAGACCTGCCTGCGCCACGACAACCCGAAGGCTGACGAGTTACTAGAAGAAATCAGAAACAGAAACATGGAATGGAGATTAGAGACATGACTGGATACCAACAAACATTTGGCCCTGTGGTCATTGAGTGGGACGACGAGCCGGGAAAGCTGGTGGCCAAGTGCCAAAGCGGACGGTTCGACTGCAAGGGGCGCATCAACAACGTCTGCGTTTGGAACAAAGGCGAGGACGGCAAAGGGCGTCAGCTGCCTGCTGACATGATGACGCCGGACTGGTGCCAGTACAAGGCTGGCGCGTTGGACGATGCAGAGGGGATGCGTGGATGACCAGCATTGACCGAATGAGCGTTGAGCGTCTGGCTGAATACATATCGCCCGACGTGCGGAGAGTGATGCTAGCACAAGCCGACCGCATCGAGGAACTGGAGGGCCAGCTAGACGAGCAGGAAGAACGCATCGAAGAACTCGAAGCGGCCTGTGAGGTTGTATCGAGCGAATTTGAGGGGGATTTGTGGCAAGTGTGCCGTCGACTGTTGGGGAAAACAGGCTTTGACGTTAGGGCGCATGAACCTGACGGGATACAAGCTGATGTGTTTGAAGATCACATGAATGAAATACTTGCCCAACGCCACGCCGCCCTTGCCGCATTTGAAAAGGATCAGACCAAATGACCTCACTATACATAATAATCTTCGCGATCGGCAGCATGGAAGTCGGTCACATCACCGGAACGGATATGGATCACCCCGATCTGGCGGTGCTGGAATTGTGGGGGGCGCTATGATGTTGCACTTGGGTGATTGTCTGGACGTGATGCGGGACATACCGGACGGGTCGGTTGATATGGTCTGCACAGACCCGCCATATGGCACGACCGCCTGCAAGTGGGATTCGGTCATTCCGTTTGAACCGATGTGGGCACAACTCAAGCGGATCGTGAAGCCGAACGGGGCGATTGTGCTGACCGCATCGCAGCCTTTCACTTCGGCGCTGGTGATGTCGAATGTGGCGATGTTCAAGTATGATTGGACATGGCAGAAGCCAAAAGGCACGGGGCACCTGAACGCTAAGAAAATGCCCATGCGTGATAAGGAAGATGTGCTGGTTTTTTATGCAACCCAATGCACCTATAACCCACAAATGACTGCTGGTACCGCATATAAAAACAAAGCGGGCGATGAAACTAAGTCAACGTCAATGACTGAAAGTTATGGTGCTTACACAAACAAAAGAACCGACAACCTTGGGACAAGATACCCTAAACAGGTTCTCGCCATGCCAGTCGTAGGGCGTGGATCCGTCCACCCCACCCAAAAACCCGTCGCGCTAATGGAATACCTGATCCGCACATACACCAACCCCAGCGAAACCGTTCTGGATTTTACAATGGGCAGCGGCACGACAGGCGTTGCAGCGGCCAACATCGGGCGGCGCTTTATCGGAATTGAGATGGATGCAGATTATTTCGCCATTGCCCAAGCTCGGATCCAGAAGGCACAGGCCGACGCAGAACTGAAAGGAGAAAAACAATGACCAGCATTTACCTAATAATTTTCGCAATCGGCTCGATGGAAGTCGGTCACATCACAGGCAAAACCCACGCAGTCTGCGATCAGATGCCCGCGATGGTCGAAGCATTGGAAGAACTCTGGGGCCGACAAGTGGACGCATACTGCCGCGATACAGGCTTCCCGTTCCTGCGTCCGGTGGCACGGCCATGACAGAGCAAGAAATCAACATCGTCGCAGAAATGCACCGAGCGGGTCGCAGCCATGCGGAGATACAAAAGGCCACAGGATTTGGTTACACCAAGGTTGTCCGGGCTGTTGTCATAGCACGCAAGGCAGGCATAGTCCCACCGCGCAAGATCAAAGCATCGCCTCGGCAGCAGGTCAAAGACCGCTTCCAAAATCACATGATTAAATTTGGAAACATCGGGGACATATTGCAGGTTCTAAGCAAGGACCAACAGGACTGGATCATCAACCAGGTCGGCAAGAACGAATATGCTGACGTCGCTGAATACATCACCGAACTTGTCCGTGACGCACATGCAGAAAGCACAATGACCAAATGACCTACCAACCTGTCGTGGGGATCAACCCAATCTACAAATCAGGGTCCGTCACCCGCTGGCACGCCAACCCAGATGTGCCAGCCCAGACGCTTGCGGATCACCACGGCAGGGTGGCACAAATCATCTGCTACTTTTTCCCAGCGGCATCTGCATCGCTTCTCTACGCGGCCTTGCATCACGATTGCGGGGAACTGATGGTCGGTGACGTTCCAAGCCCGGCCAAGCAAGACGAGCAGTTGGCACAATTCTTGCACCTACGGGAAGCAATCGCACGGCAGGAAATGAGCATTGACGTCATCGACCACCACGACTCGCGCCTGACCTTTGCAGATAGGCTGGACGCTTACACCTACGTTGCAATGACCAGACCGGACCTGATGGGGCAAACCCAATGGGTCACAGCCCTGTCGGATCTAGGCCAGATGGCCGAGGCGCTAAACGTGTCTGATCGTCTGGTGGATTGGTTTAGCAATGGATAAGTGGCGATCGCCAGAAGCCGCGGAATACCGCAGGCTTTATCAGACGCAGCAATGGCGAAAGCTGCGTGAAATCGCGCTGCTGCGTGACGCCTTCAAATGCCAGCGATGCGGATGCTTCCTGAAGCGAGGACGTTCGCATCCACAGTCTGCGGTGGTCCACCACGTTACCGCGCACAAGGGCAATCAAGACCTGTTCTTCGATTTGGACAACCTGCAATCAGTTTGTTGGTCATGCCACTCCGGCGTGATACAATCAGAGGAATCCAGAGGCTACAGCACCGAGATCGGTGAAGACGGGTGGCCGACTGACAGCAACCACTATGGGGCGAAATGATGGATCAGCTTTACAAGAACAAACTGGATTGGGGCGTGCAGGTATCGCGCGGCGACAGCCTCAATGCAGATGGACATCCTGCTGCTGCGGAACGAATGACGGGGGGGAGGGTCAAGGACAAACCGTCCAGCGCCCGAAC